TTGAACCGCCTGCACTATCTCTTACATCACTATCATCAAATGTAAATGATTTAACGGTTGTAATTTCATCAATGTTACTGTAAAATTTTTCAAGTTCTTGTGCAGTTAATGATTGATACTCGTTAACTTTTTCATCAAGTCTTGACCTAAATGTTGTACCATCCGAATCAAATAATGCACTTAATTGAGTAAATGGCGCTAAGACAGTTTGTGAAACCTGTGAAAGCAACGTTGGACCTGTTCCAGAATCAATTCCAGCAAGTGGTGCAGATATTGTTCCTACAGCTTCAACATCTGTTACAACTGAACCTGCAATATAAAACCCTGCAGGATGTACAAACTTTTTATATAATTCAAGCCAAGTGCTTTGTGATATAGCACTTTTAACTAGTATTGAAAATACTTGATATAATTCATTGTTACGAATAAATTTATTTGATTCTGCACCTATTTTACTCAAAGGTCCTGCAGAATCATGGCCTAATGTAAATATGTCACGCTTTGGATATTCAACTTGAACATTTTGTTGAAAAAACGCTCTAAAGAATTCTTCAATAGAAAACCTACTACCTTTTGTTCTATGTAATTCATGAATTCTTTGTGCATAAAAACTAGGATCTATAAAATTATCACCAGTGTTTCCTGCAGCAATTTCAGAAATTAAATTAGTTAAAAGATTTTCTGGAGTTGACTGTGTATCACGAGTTTGATATATAGGTCTTAGTTTATAATCAAATGAACTTGCACCATCTGAATCCAAGTAATCATAATATTTTTCAAGAAATGTTACAAGCTTTGGATAGTCTTGCACAAAGTGTTCGGGTAACGCATCTCTGACTTTTCTATCTAGAAAATTAAAAGGTCTACGTAAGCTGTGATATTTTATATTAGACATTAATAACCTGAACTACTTGAGCTTGTTGATGAACTTGTACTTGCAGTTGAAGTGGTAGTAGTTGTTGTACCACCTAAACTCACTTGTGTTTGTTGATAATCAAGAACTGAATTGGCTTTAGAAATTTCACTATCAATATTTAGTATTGATGCTCTTAATGGTCTTATAGTGCTTTGATTTGCTGGTATAGCAGAAACTTTTATTGCACTACCTACTATTGCTGTTGGCCTGAAACCTACTAAATCAACTCTGCCAGCTGCAGCATTATATGATCCTATATTATCAACTTCTATTCCACCGGCTACATTTACAACTTGCATAGTATTTGAACTTGATTTATTTCTCAATGAACACTGCTTTCCATTGTACGTAAATCTACTTGAAGTTATTATAGGTTCTACACTACTAGGACTTGCTAGTTCAACTGGATAATTTAGATTGTATGTTCTTATAATATTCAATACTGGATTTAATCTTTGCTGAACTTTGACTGCCATTCTTGTATTCAGTATTGCTTCATCAAGTCCATCAATAATTGTAAGTAAATTTGATCTTCTGAAAACTGCACCAAATCTATTTAAATTATTTGAAAAGAATGTATCAATACTTTGTTGAATTAAATCTTGTGTGGCACCTGACGTTCTACTTGTTAAGTCGGGATTAAAATTAAAAGTAGTTGCTAATTCAAGAAATGTTTCTACTGGATCAACATAGATAGTATCTATGGTTGCTATTGCAAAGTTAGATGTTAATTCACTTATAATTCTTGATTTTACATTTTGTTGTGTAGCAGCATCTACAGTATCTTTAAATTTTAACGATACGTAAACTCTTCCGTAAACAGGTGGATCATTATCGGCTCCACCCCAAGTAGTAACATCATCTACAAATGAATTAAAGTTAGTAAGTATTTGTCCACGATAATCTTCTGCAGTAACCATTCTTCTTTGAGATGTAAAATATATCGGTGCATTTTGTCTTATCGATTCAACACCTTCTTTAAAAGATCCACCAGCCGCAGCTGAATTCGTAAGTGCAGACACATTTTGGCTTTCTACCTGAGCGGTTGTTGCAAATACCCCAGCACCATTAGCTGCTGGCCCTTTAGTTGACAAGTAATCAATAATTATCTTATTACCAGCAACTGGTGCTTTTCCAGTACTTATGCCATCACCAAATATTATTTCATAATAACCATTTGGTACTTCTTTAATTTGATAATGTGTTGAAGTACTAGTTATTCTTGATGCAGTGTTTATATTAGTGTAAGTATCGAATGTACTACTTGTTGCAGTGTCAAATACTCTTACTCTTATTGTGGTTGTATCAATTGTTATATCAGGTATTACATAAATTTGAGCATCTGAAGTATCACCTACAAAAAATGTTTTAACTCTTTCAGTTCCTTCATAAACGGGTATTTCTGTATTACCATCTTGGTCTGTAAAGTTGTAAACACCTGCAACATTTGGAGTTGCGGTATAATTTTCACGAGTTTGAAATGTATATGATACATTGTCTATTGATGTAGTAAATTGTGTATTTCTTGGTAGTGTAACTAAGTTAGGTCTGTTTGTTGCGCTTATTGATATTGAAATATTTAATTTTGCTTGTGCAGAAGTGTAAGAACGTGGAACATAACCTAATGCTTCTGCGTGTGATATGATTGAACTTCTTAATTGTGCAGTATTTAAAAAACTTTCGTTAAGTGCAAAGTTAGCAATCAATCCGTTAAAATGAGTATTGTATGAAAGTACGTCAAGTATATTACTTAAACCGGATGCTTCAAAATCATAGTCATTAAATTCACTCTGTCTTTTAAAGTAATCTTTAAGTCGTGTTTTGATAGTATCAAAATCTAAATCTGTGGATTGAATTGTAGTTGCCATTTTATCTCAGCCTTGTTAAATTAATTTCTACTACATCTGTTTGCAATGTAGATAATACTTGAAATGTTACAGTTACTCTGACGTCATTATTATCAGGACTAACTACTGAATTAATATTTAAAACTTTTGCTCTTGGTTCATAAGTTTCTATTGCATTTATGATTTCAGATTCAAGATTCATATCATCAACTTCTGTACTTAATCGAAATAATAAACCAGATAAGTTTCCACCGAATCTTTGCATAAAAGGTTTTTCAGTATAATTAGTTAGAAGTAAATTACGTACAGCTTGTTTTATTGATGCTGCATTTGATTTTTTAAAAATATCACCTCTTATGTTACTTCCATCACTGTCAATTCCAACAAATCTTGCAGTAAATGATAAGTCTATATCTTTATCCTGTCGCGTGCGTGCAACGGTTATTGACTGTTTTTCAAGATTTCCATCTTCAATTGAAAATGCTCTTGTTGGCATAACTATTCCTTATTTTTTTCTATTTATAACGAAAATGTTAATATCCGCCGCTGCCACCAGAAGTTCCTCCGCTTTGTCCAGAAGAACCATATAAAGTATATAATTCTGGATTATATGTATTCTTTGCATGATTTTTTGATGAATTAGGCATATAAAAAACAATGTCTTCATATTCTTCAAATGTATGAATATGAAAAGGTTTAGGTACTTTTTCTTTATCAAGATAAAGAGGATAAAAATATCCTGTCAATCCTGTACCAAATCCAGTCTTACCAGTTGCAAACACTGCAAATGGTTTACTTGTATCGATAGGTTTATTGCCTAAATCTGCATCACTTGTTTCTTCTTCTCTTCCAATTTCAAGTAATTCACCTGTTGTTTGTACTGCATTATTATATCTCGTTTCAATTTTATTATTATAAGTTACATTCCAAGGTGGTATCACTCTCGGCATAATTAAAATAATATCTGCATGTAGTGATCCATCAGGATTAAAATTATCATAGTTTAAAATCATTTTTTCAAATTGTATATTTTGTTTCCAATAGACTGCTAAGTCAAATGTTTTATCAAGATCTACTTCACCATCTTCACCAATTAATTCATATACAACTGCACGTCCTTTTGTTTTTAGATGATTGATTCCATCCGTTTTGTCAAGTATTTCTGCAGGCGCAGGTCTATAGTAACCTTCAGTAACCACTAATCTAAAGTTTGAAAATTCTTCAGATCCACTTGCACTGTTTACTGTTTTTATAATTTCAGCATGTAAATAGTATTGCTTTGCAAGTAATAACCTTTCTTCTTCACTTGAAATATTATTAAAGACAACTGGATCATTATATGAACCTAAGAATTTTGATAAAGTTGAATTTTGAGAAAGCTTTGTTCTTGGTGTAATTCTACTTTGAAAAGTAGGATCATATTGTCCGTCAGGTATAATGTTTGTTTGAAATTTACCGTTACCCATTATATCTCCACTAAATTCTTACCGTTCTTTGTTCCAATACTTGATGAACCTCTTATTGGTGTGGAACCTTCTGGTACAGTTTGTCCTGTAATTTCTGGTATAGGATTAGCACTCTTTGCACTTATAATACCTTCAGCATATACTGCACCTTGAAAAGCTGCGTTGTTCATATTATTAGGATCTTTTGATATTGATCTATATCGTTTTAATGTAACATTATTTTTTGTTATGCCGCCGTAGTTGTTTGTTTTATCAAATACATCTATCATTGTTTCATCAATATCAACATCTCTAACGCCAGCATCAGATGTATTTAAAACGGCGTTAATTCTCGTAGTGGTTGGTTGAGTTGTTTGTGTAGTATTTGTTGCAGTGTTTGATGCACTTCCACTATGAGCTGGTCCTACTGGTGCTGATCCTGCTTTTTCTGCACCTACCGCAGTCCCTTGTAAATCACCATGAAATGTTGGAGCAGTAACACCTTCAGTAAAAGTTCCAGATGTAGCAAATATATTTTTACTATACAATGTTACGTTATCACCACCAAACGTACCGGTACTACTTATGACTGAAACATCATTACCTACAATATTTACATCAGGTGTTGATAACGTTATACTACCTTGGCTCGTCATTTTTAACGATCCTTTAACCGCATTTTCATAAGTACCTTCAGTAGAATTATCAATATTACCTTTAACTATTTTTTTACTATCACCGAATACAAACTGACTATTGTTACTTCGTATAGTTTCAAACTTATCTTGTCTCAATAATGAAGTATAATTTCTTTCAACTTCTTGAAATACAGAGCCTTTAATATTTTCATCTAAGTCACCTTGTACATTTATATTATAATTACCTGCAACATCAAGATCAAAGTCACCACCTACTCGCATCTTTACGTTTTGTTGATAAGCTATTTCAACATCACCTTCAATGATAACTTTTTCATCGCCAAGCGATAACCTTATAGTGTTTTTAGTTGAACTAATAATGACAGTACCATCAGCTCTCATCTCAACGCCTGAACCTGTTTTATGACGTATCATAACTCTTTCACGCCCATAAGTATCATCGTACTCAATGACGTGGCCTGATGCAGTTTCTTTTACCTGATTATTCGGATATTCCGGTGCTGGTTCAGGTTCAAGATTAAGATTTACCCCGGGTACACTACCTCCAATATAAACATTTTTTTTCCGAGTGCCACGTGCAATGTTATTTACAGATGAAACACCTATATATTCAGGTCTTGGAAATTTACCATCTGGATCTGCTCTTCCATCAGCTTTATCTTGTACTGATGGATTAGAAGCTAATTTTTTTTCATCAGCCATCGCCTATATCCTTACTATAATTTTTATATGATGTAAAATCAGCATTTATATTTTTATAATACTTGTTACTATTTTTAGATAAATCGTCCATGTGTTTTTCGAACTTAGCAAAGTCTTTATCAAATTCTTCTTTTACATTGCCATCAGGTACAAACTCTGCACCGACTTTTGATTTAATCTCATCAGCTGAAGCACCGGATAGAGCTAAGTCCGTTGCTTGCATATGTTTAAATGCACTTTCTATGTCACCGTTAACTTTTTTCTGAAAAGCTTCATCATTAATTACATCATTTAATTCAGCAACATTTTTCGGTTTTGTTCCTGTTGAACTTGGTACAGATATAGTTGGTGGTTTCGTTATTGCAGTTTGTATTTTTGGAGGAAACTCTTCAAGTTCAGATATATCCGGATAACGATAAACTATATTGTATTTTGATTCGACACCTTTTCTTATCTTTGCAAGAACATTGTAACTTGCACCATATTCAAGATCATATTCATATCTTGCATATACTGGTCCACCTTCTTTAAATACCGCAAACCACGCTTGTAAAAATTGATCAAATGCTATTTCTTGTTGTTTATTTATTGGTGTTTTTTCAGTGGCTATAAAAGTTAGCTTCAAACTACTTTTCGTAAAATTATCAAATTGCGGATCTCTAACTATTCCAGTTGGTCTACCTCTCTGTATGTTACCTGCTCTGGTTATGATGTAGTGTGACTGTATTCCATAATTAATGGCATTGTCTCCACTTACTTCAACCAATCCTAAATCTTGTGCATCTAATCTTTTATTTTGATCATGTATAAATTTGGCGTCTACCTTTTCTTCAGGGCCATATAGTTCTCCACTATGACCAAGTATCAATCCTCGTATACTATCTTCACCAACATTAGTAGGTCCTCTACGACTTTTAAATAATTCAAGCGTCAATTCTTCAATAGATGAAACATATGTAAATTGATAATCTTCAGGCGTATTAAATCCATCAAAAGAGTTTTGTTCTTCAAGAGGTTTGTTTTTTTGAGGTTCCGATACTGTTTTAAGTAGTGAGCCTTTTTGTGTTAATCTATTTAAATTTGTTTTTCCACCCGCTTCAACCATTGATGGTACATTTCCATCGAATACATTTGAAAAAGCTTCTTTTTGATTATCATCAAATACATCTAACTTATCTACCAGTTTACTTCCAATTCTTGTTAGTTTTCCAAAAAAGCTATTAGATTCTTTATGTGCCATTACATTTTGTGCTGATCTTTGAAATCCACTAAATATACCCGGCTCTCTTGTAACTTTATCAATAGTATGACCAAACCCTGCAAAATTAAAAAACGGAAATTTACTTTGAACTATTTTACTAACTTTTTTAATCGATTGTATTTCAGGTCTATTTGCAGGTATTAATGAAGTTTGAGCTTTCTTTGAATTTACTGCAATATTTTCTGTGCACAATAATCTTCTTTTGCTTGCAGCCATGTTTGGAAAAATCTTTTTCATTTTTCTTTCTAAAAATGTTGGACTACAGTGTGTAAAAGATTTTGTCTTTACAAATCCTTTTTTAGCTGTACCTAACATACTCGTTATTGCTGAAGATTCTGTGATATTATTAAATAATCCATCACCAAATCCAGAACCAACTTCACCTACAATTAACCTATCAGTAATTACAGTTCCTTCTTTGGCGAAAGAAACAATAGGTGCTATTCCGGAAACATCACCACTTGAGTTATCTATAGTTACACCTTCATTATTAATTTTATTAAATTGTTGATCTTTAATTATTTGTACGTCAGCATCATCAATTTTACTTTTTCTTTTTGAATCTTCATTTGAAATATACTTATCTACAACGACAGAGTTAGGTGGTCGAAATGGTGGTGTATATATCACAATCATATTATCAGTAAACTTACGGCCAAAATTAAGTGTTACAGCACCAGTATTTTCATCATATTTGTAAAAATAATCTCCACCTACTGACGTGTATCTAGTGCCTTGTTCTGATTTTCTAACACCTCCAACTTGTATACCTAAGTCATCTGCACTTACGCCATCTACGACTACTGGTACAAATACTTCACCTACTTCATGTACAATTGAGCCGGGTTCAATATAAGTTATAGTTGGAGAACCAATTTTTTGTGCCATGCTTACCTCTACGTTGCCGTATTCATTCTACGGAATATTTCTATTCCATAAGCAATTCTTTTATCAGATTTTGCAAACTTTGGATTTGGTCTTTCATAAGCTTTTTCAAAAACAAGTGATGCGGTTTTAACGCTTTCTGCTTTTCTTAATGGACCATCACCTAAGTAACTATATGTTTCAAGTTCATATTTAACATACATCAATTGAGCTGTTAAATCAAAGTAATCTAATTTTAAAACATTATTTGAATAATTTATAAGTTGTTGTAATCTGCCTGCTGCAGGATTCCATTGTGCTATTCCTGTTGATCCTTCAACTGGTGCCACAGCTCTTGGATCTACATTAGGACCTGACTCTACACAAAAATTACCTACAATACCACAAGCTTGTTTATATGTATAATTACCACCAGCAGGTGAAACAAAAAAATTAACACATTTTTCAATATTACTATTACCGCTTAAATCGACACTTACAAGACCTGATGGAAACCTTTCAGTTACGTTACTCGAACTTTGACCAACACTTGATTCTATTTTTGGTATTGAACCTATTACTAATGGTAATTGTGAATCATCACCGTCAAGAAATATACCGTATACTTGTGCACGAGGTTTTAAACTTGAATTAAATCCTAAACCTGAACTACCTCCTTCAGTTGTAGGTATTACAACCTGTGCCCACGGCAAATCATCATTAGGTATTTCTGTTGTATCAGGTGTATGTATTCCTTCAATACGAACCTTAACTCTATCAAGTCTAAGTGGATCATTAACATCAACAATGATTCCAATAAACCATCTCGTTTTATTACCGTAAAAAAATCTACTCATAATGCAAAATCTCCAGATAAAGAACCAAGTCTTCCACAAAATAATTTTGTTCTAACATTACTTAAATCAAAAGTATGCTTTGCCGCTAGTATTAAATAATCTCCAGATTTTTTACTATCAAACTGAATTTGCTTTTGGTTTGTTGATGTACTTTCAGTATCAATAAATAATATCCTTATTAGTCTACCTAAAGAATAGTTATTGTCACCAGTAATAAATTCTCTTCCACTTACAGTTATCTCTATAGGTGACTTTGTTAAGAAAGCTTTTAACGATTGAGAAACTATTTTTTTTCTATGATTACCACCAACATCATCATCTTGATAACTTCTGAAATTATTTATTCCAGTCCGATAAGCACCACTAGATGACATTTGTGTAATTGACTTTGTTGAATATTCAGAAATCTTTTTTTCTTTTACTTTGTAATCTGGTCCGTATACATATCTTGTGTTTTCACCGCCTAATCTATTCTCATCAGATAAATCTTTGAATACATCTTCAACATTAAATTTAACTTGAAAAGGTACAGCAGTTGATGTGTCATAAAAATTATATGTTCCACTTACCAAACCTTGATTGATTATTTGTAATAAGTCTTCTGTTTCTTTTATTGTAAAATCAATGATGTTATAATATTTTTGCATGTCAATTTGTGATGTATTTAAACTTGGTGCGTAAATAAATGGTCTATTTAAGTTTATTACAGACTCTTCCATCATATGCCCTAAATCTCTTAAGATTAAATTTGGTGTGCCAATAGTTGAATATAAAAAGAAAGGAAGACCAGATGTAGATAATGATCTTTTTTTAAGCCACATTGCAGATTGCAAAGGATTTAAATTCGGAACAATAACTTTCATGTCTTTAACTAAATCAGTTCCAAGTCTTACAGTGTCTTTTTCTAAAAATTCATTTAATATAGATGATATTATTTTAGTAGGCGAACCGACGAAGGATCTATTAACATTTTGTACTGATGAAGTAAATGCATGGTATTCAATACAATGTATTTGGACAGAGTCAGTTGCTTCATCAGCTCTAACTATATTTTCTACAGATTTAATTAAAAACTCTTTCGTTATAGAAACACCTGTAGATTTTTCTTCAGAATGTTGAAATTCAACAATTAATTTTTCACCACCTTGAAAGTCCATATCTTGAATTATGTTAGCAGTATCAATAAATAAAAAATCTGCAGTAAGAAACGGTAGTTCGATATTCTCGTAAATTTGAAATGATATTATTAATCTCTTAATATCAACTTCTTCTGCACTTCTTCCATTTGTTGTAAGTACAGCTGAATTAATGGTATAGTCTGTAATAGACTCAATAGAATTAAACGTTGTCACATTATGTCCTTAGTGCTTTTTTAAAACTTCCGACCAAACTTGTTATTAATGATGGTCTTATAACTTTTATTTGTTTTAAACTTTCGTTGACATCAAAATATGCTTGTTCATGAGTTATTTCGTTTTTTGTTGCGCCTGGTGCTAATAAGTTTCCAGAACCATCAACACCTAAATCGCAAACACCAGTGGTGTCAGTATAGTAACTTGCCGATAAATGTTCAGCACTGCTAGAAACAGCTGTTACAAATTCATAGTCACCGTCAGCATTTAATGATGTTACGGTTTCACCACTACTAGTAAAATTAACGGTTCCTTCAACAATTATTTGTCCGAGATCAAGATTTCGTCTTACTATTGTTCCTGTAGCACCTGAAGTATTACCAGTTATTGTTTGACCTACTTTCAACTTAGTTGAAATATTTTCTCTTGTAGTTAAAGTAGTATTAGGAAAAGCTTTTTTTACATATCTTTGTAACTCAACATTTGTTAAAGGCCAGCCTTGTTGTCTTATATTATCATTAAGTAAATAAAAAGTCCAATAGTAAAGTGTGCTGCCATACAACTGAACTGAAGCTTGATCGGGACGTGTACCTTCTAATATATTATAATATGTTAAAAATGAAATATCATCTTTTACTTGATCTATTACATCTACGTAAATTGATAAATTAGGTGTTAATGTTTGTTGTTCATTACTTCCAAAAAGATAAAGTACATCTTCGTAATCTTTAAAATATTTCATTAGTAGCCCGCCTTAATATCTTTCTTATTGAGTGTTCTGTATTCTACAAAACTTAACGTTAAATCTATTTCATTAGGTTGGCCATCTCTTCTAAATGTACCACCGGTTGGATTGATTGTCGTGCTTACATTTCTTAAGTAACAAAAATGTATTTTAGGTATTCTGGTGTTCTCTCCGTTTTTATATTTGAAAGTTATTTCAAACACATTTGGAAATGCAAATCCTAAGTCGGCTGAAACGTTATTACCTATATTTACTGGATACGTGTCCGGATACATTTGAGTTCTAAAATGTTTTACTATTTGCTCGACTATTGCTGCTTCTTGTTGTGATTCTGCAATCATTTTAAATTGAAAAGTAAACTCTCTTAAATTGACACCTCTAAACAGTGCTCTTGTATTCGGATTTATTACTGTTCTGTTTGTAAGTCTTAATGCATTGGCAACACCAGTATTTAGAAAAGATCCTAAGTCAATAGCTCTTGCGGCTCCAACTCTTAAAGCTGTTTCAGAAAGTTGTTTGTTTCCTGTGATTGCATCAAAAATACTACCTACACCTTGTGATGCTGCACCTAG